GCAATCAAGAGAGATAGGACATCTACCGGGTTCTATAGATGAGAAGATGGATATCTATCAGCAACCATATCGTCAAATATGCGAAACACTTTTTGGTCGCAAAGATGCATGGGATAGATTAGAGGAACAAGGTCATATTGAATTCATTTCAACATCATTTATTCGTGGTATGTCATTTGATAATGCCATTATTATTGTTGATGAAATGCAGAATATGACCTTTGAAGAAATTGATACTGTAATGACTAGGGTAGGTAATCAATCAAAGATTATCTGGTGTGGTGATTACAGGCAGACTGATTTGAACAAGAAGAAAAACGATGTATCGGGTCTATTGAAATTCTTTGACATTGCATACCATATGGGTGCATTCACTAGAATTGAATTTACACCAGATGATATCGTTCGTTCAAGTTTAGTTAAAGATTACATTTTAGCAAAATTGAAGTTTGAGGATTTAGCAGAAAAGGCATAATGAAAATATTTAATCATGTGAAGTTGCCGCAACTTGACTTTGACTTGAAAGCAGAAACAACCGAAAGTGGTAGACTCTATGCTACTCCCACAGGAGAAAAGTATAAGTCTATCACTACGGTACTTTCAAATCATAGCAAGCAAGCAATCATGGAATGGCGTGATCGTGTTGGTGCTGAAGAGGCAAACAAGATATCAACCAAAGCGGCAAATCGTGGTACCAAAATTCACAAAATCTGCGAAGATTATATCAACAACGAAATCTCTGAGATGAAGATGAAAACGTTGATGCCGAATTTAAAGGAACTATTCTTTAAGATCAAACCAATTATTGATGAGAAACTTGGTGATGTATATTCTCAAGAACAGGCATTATATTCACACCAATTGAGAGTTGCCGGCAGAGTAGACTTGATCGGTATGTGGAATGGTAAGTTATCGGTAATTGACTTTAAGACTTCTACCAAACAAAAAGAGGAATCGTACATTCAAAATTACTTCATGCAATGTACCGCATACGCTTTAATGTTTTCAGAGTTGACAGGAATGTGGATTGATGATATAGTAGTATTAATTGCTACTGAAGAAGGTGAATCGCAGGTATTTGAACGCCAGATCCATGACTATCGGAAACCTCTAATGAATTATATTGATAAATATGCCTAAAATAGGAGGTATTATGTTATCACTCAAACAATATATGGTGGAAGGTAATCCACTGGCAAGACTACATAAACACGCACAAGAAGGACGCCATTATGCTGTATTATCAGCACATCGTCCAGAAGGTGAAGCAACACCAGAACAGAACAAAATAAGGCACAACGAATTGAAGGATAAACTTACTTCGCTAGGTTATGCTCACAAAGAAGTAGAAGGACACTATGAGGGTGGTAAAGAAAAATCAATTATGGTACATGCTAGAGGTACAGGTGATGAACATGGTAAAACATTGTTGCATGATGTCAAGAAACTGGGAAAGCATTATAACCAAGATTCCATCTTCCATCATGACACAAAATCTGCTAAATTACATGGAACAAATGCGACAGGTTTTCCAGGTAAAGACAAAGAAGAGGGCGTTGGTAAAACCAAGTTCAATAAACCTCATGCGCCATTTCAGACTGAGACTAAACCAAAGTCTGATAAACCATTGAAAGCAGGAAGAACTAGCAAAGGGTCGGCAAGATTTACGACAGAGTGATATATGAATAAAAAAGAATATGATGAAAAGTTTAAAGAATACTTAAAAGAAAAGGGACCAAATCCAGGTACAACGTTTTTCGGTGCTTGGGGTTGGTATGCAATGATGAAAAATAAATTTAATGATGAATTGAAAGAACAAAATGGACAAAATGGAACAGAAGAAAGAGTATAAAACAACACTCGATCATTTTGAACGTTGGTTTGATATAGCGTTACGATTTGGTTGGGCATTGTTTATCTATGTTGTGGTTACTGGCCATTACATTAGATAGTAAAGAATTGTTGTAATTCCTTCAAAGTAAAGGCATTCTGGACGAGGGTTCGATTCCCTCCATCTCCACCAAAAGCATATTGTATAGTGTGTTTCTGATGGGGATGACCTGGTTTCGACAGGGTGAAATAGCAGAGAAGGCAACACGATAGGCGATGATCGTTAATCAAGCAAAATCTATAAATGCCAATGACGCATTTTATGGTGAAGATCGCCTAGCAGCGTAACTCACTTGGGGTTTAGGGAGTGTCCTTATTAACCAATCACTCCCACCAAATTCTATACATTATGAAAATCTATAAGTCAAATTATCGTAGTCATTGGATTTCTCCATATGTTATATTGGAGAAAGTTTTCTTTTGGCGTGAGATTGATTATGATGAACCACTCATTGAAAAACTTTCCAACTTCCTCAATCCTTTTTCTGTAGCATGGATGAATTTTCTTGACTTTGTGCATCCACAAATCAATTACATAAAGATTGATCGTTGGGATACATGGTCGATGGATCATACATTAGCCGATATTATTCTACCAATGTTGAAGCAAATGCGTGATACCAAACATGGTTCACCTCTTGTTGATCTTGAAGATGTGCCAGAAGAACTCCGCATAGTTGGTTATGAAGATTGGGCACCACAATTCACACTTGATCTTGATGATGATGAGAAATACAAAACTGAATCATGGGACTTGTCACATCGCCGTTGGGAGTGGGTACTCAATGAAATGATTTTTGCATTTGAACATCATGTTGATGACACATGGGAAAATGCATATAGTTCTGGTAAAATAGATATTAAACATGTACCATGTGAGTGGTATGAAAATGGAAAACCAAAACTCTATGAAACGGAACACGGACCAAATCATACCTATCAATGTGATTACGAAGGTTTGCGTAAGGTACATGCCCGTATGACAAATGGATTTCGTTTGTTTGGCAAGTATTACCAAGGCCTCTGGGATTAAAATGACTAAATAAAGATACTGGCATCACACACAATCCGCCAGTATTACACACACAGGAGTAACTATGAGTAACTTGACACCGTTCGAGATTCGCCTTGAACTATTAAAAATGGCGAAAGACATGCTATCCGATGAGTATTATGGTAAGCGTGAATCAATCAGCAACGACTGGGCAACAAAAGTCGAATCTGCAAAACTAAATGGCGGAACCATACCAGATCATCCAGGGTTCCCGTCTTATCCCTCAGAAAATGAAATCATAACCAAGGCTCAGGTCTTGAATGGATTCGTTTCAAATATTACAGTAGATAAACCAAAGACAAAATCATCTACCTGATGGGACCGAGAGTGCTTTAGCACTCTCCTAACTAACAAGGAGAAATAATGCGGTATCTAACATTAGCACTTTGTGCATCATTCGCAGGATTCATATTTTTTATTAGTCACTCTATGGCGCAGATTGTTGTGCCTACTAAAATGAATATTGAACTGCAAGACTTATCGAAAGAAGCAAGGAAAGAAGTTGAATGCCTTGCACAGAATATGTACTTTGAGGCAGGTCAAGAACCTACAGAAGGACAACTTGGTGTAGCATTTGTCACACACAATAGAATGATGAATGGTAATTACCCAACAAGCTATTGTGGAGTGGTAAAACAAAAAGCAGGTAAAGTATGTCAGTTCTCATGGTATTGTGAAGCAGCAGCACGTAAAAAACTCTTGACAATTTCTAACAATGCATTGTATAATGATATTACTGACTTAGCATTGAGATTCTACCTTTATACCAATGAGTTTGATGATCCAACGAAGGGTGCATTATTTTTTCATGCAGACTATGTGAAACCTACTTGGAACAACATGAGACGAACTGCTTATATTGGTAGACATATTTTTTATAATAGAGTTAAGAGGAATACATGATTTCAACAAAGAAGAAAGAGAAGGTGATTATGGAAGAAGTGAAACCGAAAAGTTCAAATGATTTAAATGTAGTAGCAACTACAATAGTTTTACTTTCAATCGTTGCTGCGGTAGGTTTTTATGCATTGAATGATCGTAAACTTATGGCAGCAAATATTGAAATCGCAATCGATAAAGGTATTGATCCGTTATCTGTACGGTGTACATATGCACGTGATTATGATACTATTTGTATAGCACATGCCGCAGCAAGCGGTCGTAAATTTTAATTATTAAGGAGATATAGTATGAATAAACTTGGTCAATATGATGATGGACGTAGCAACTATAATTTTAGTTTTAGTGATAACGATGGTAAGCATATCAGTGTATCATTTCGTGCAGAACCTGATTATGATCTAGACATTATTTTTAATGAATTCAGAAACTTCTTGATTGCAACTAATCATGATATTGAAGGTCAAATTGGTGAATTGGGTATTGATGAATCAGAACAGGATGATGACGATGAAAGTTATCCACAAAGTTGGGGTAAAAAAGCAGATGATATTTTGTTAGAATCCATAGATGCTATGAAACAAGCACAATCATCAGATAAGTTCTCGATGGGTCATTTGCCTAACAACGGATGGCCATTTGGTGGTTTGACTACAGCAAGTATTCCTGCATTGACTACAGAACAAATTGCTGCATTAACAGTAAAACCTATTGATTTGTCTCAAGTTAATCAGTACCCAACAATGTCACCTATCACATCAGAACAAATTAAATCTTGGAAATTTGATGCACCAGGAACAATTGGTGATATAAAGGTCTTATACAAATAATGCCTACAAAAGATGAGATGATGAAGTTTGCATTAGAGATTGAATCTTTAGTAGCAAAAACGGATTATACTTATCTTGAGGCAATTGTTGAACATTGTAAAGGCACAGGTTTGGAGATGGAAGTAGCAGCAACACTTATCACTCCAAACCTGAAGTCTAAGATACATGAACAGGCCGAGAGATTGAATATGTTGAAAACCAAAAGTAATCGTTTACCTATATGACGGGATATGAAGCCTTCTGTTTATACTCTTCTCTCAAATTGCATTTTACACAAGAATCGTATGACTACTTTAAGTATGGTGGTAAATCGAGAACGAGTATAGATGCATTTGAGAACAAGAAAGATAAATGGTTCTATTACAAACTGAGTCGGAGATTTTCTAATGATGACCAAGCCAGAGATTTTCTTGTTGCTAATCTTGTGCATAGTCCTGATGTATGGATTGGACATTTACTAACTGATGATTCTGATGTACATTATCGTGCCAGACAGAAAGTGATTCAATCATTATCATATACGTTCACAAATGAAATTGTACCACTAATGAGTCAGGAGAACCCAAATGATTGGTTGATGGTGCAAGATGGTCAGTATCCTTTATTGTTGCGTATGCTATTACACGGTGAAGTATCCATTGAGACTGTATGCATTCTAAACTCAATACTGAAGTTTTTACCAATGTGGGACAAAAAGATTACGGATACGATTCACTATCCAAATATAAGTTTGAAGATAAAGAAGTATACACCGTTTATACAATTTGATCCGACAAAGTATAAACTTATCCTGAAGAAACAATTACATGAAAATTCGGAAAACAATGCAACTGTTTCTTGACATTACATATATAAAAGTATATAATGAATCATGTGAACAAGATGCACATACAACAAACACTTAACTATACGAGGTAATATATGTCTGACTTTTCCGCACTCAAACGTAATCGCAATTCGTTTGATAAACTAACCAAAGCAATTGAATCAACAACTCAAACCACAGAATCGGGTTCAAAAGAAGATGACCGTTTCTGGCAACCCGAAGTAGACAAAGCAGGTAACGGCATGGCAATCATTCGTTTTCTGCCAGCACCCGCAGCAGATGGTGACGATGCACTTCCATGGGTTCGTGTATTCAATCATGGCTTTCAAGGACCAGGTGGTTGGTACATCGAAAACTCTTTGACTACTCTCAATCAAAAAGATCCAGTATCAGAATATAACTCTGTTCTGTGGAACTCAGGCATTGAAGCAAACAAAGAAATTGCACGTAAACAGAAACGCCGTTTGACTTACATTTCAAATGTTCTAATCGTTTCTGATCCTAAACATCCAGAAAATGAAGGTCAAATCAAACTGTACAAATACGGTAAAAAAATCTTTGACAAAATCTCCGAAGCAATGAATCCGGAGTTTGAAGATGAGACACCGTTGAATCCTTTTGATTTTTGGGAAGGTGCCAATTTCAAAATTAAGATTCGTCAAGTTGAAGGTTATCGTAATTATGACAAGTCTGAGTTTGATAAACCATCAGCATTACTTGATGGTGATGATGCTAAACTAGAATCACTGTGGAAGAAAGAAAACTCACTTAAAGAGTTTCTTGATGTTAAACACTTCAAGTCTTATGATGCATTGAAAGCACGTTTGGATAAAGTTCTTGGTCTGGATGGTGTCGCACCAGTAAAGACAAAGGCTGAAGATACTGTTTTGACTCCAGCAAAATCAGCACCTAGTTTGGATGAAACCGATGACGAACTAGATTACTTTAATTCTCTAGCAGAAGATTAAACTCTGCGAATGCCACCTTCGGGTGGCATTTTTTTATGCTGGTACTTCTCTTCTCAATTGAGTAGTTTCGACCAATGTATTATTGGTGACACTTGCGTTTATCACTGTAGGATTTTTTGGTTTGGATTGATTACGTTGTTCTACCGCAAGTTCTGTCGATGACTTACCAACATTTAATCCTTCGCCTTTGGATTGACCTGTGGCAGGATCAACTGTAGCGCCGGTCTTAGATGTTACTGTAGCGTCATCTGGTGTTGAGGGTGCACCACCGACAGTTACGTGCCAATCTTCACCTTTAACATTACGAATCAAACCAAACTTTTCTAACCAACCAGTAGGATTATCTCTAGTGCCGGCAAGAACATTGAGACCGGCATCACCTTTACTGTTGATGTCAATACCTAAACCTCTAATGTGTACACTACCTGCACCTGAACCTAAAGGTGCCATAGGTTGCGCTACTTTACCACTGGGTTTTCCATTATTCTTTGCTAAGTCAGCATCATATAATTCTTTTTGTTTTTCATTTGAACGATAACCAGAAGTGATCAACAGCATTTTACCTGTTTCTTGTTTGAATGCTGCTGCCATTGTTTCAACACGACTTTGAAAACCAGGATTAAAACTGGAAGTATCTACACTAGCATCTGCCTTCTTTGTTAGTGTATCTAAATTACCTTTTGGTCCTTCCGTTTTTGCGGAAACAGGAGTTGCACCGCCATCACCACCACTTGATGGTGTTGGTGATGTAACAGTTTGTGTGGGTTGTTCTATTGGAGCAAGAACAGATTTTTTAGAACGGTACTTTGATGGAGGTGGTGGAGGTGGAGGTACTATTGCTTCAACTTTTTTACCACCTCTTTTATCTTCTTCTCTCTTTGCAATCAGTTCTTTTAGTTTATTTCTTTTCCACGTAAGTTCTTCAATGTCAGCATTCAGAACATCTAATTGTTCCACTGCACCAGCATATGGATCAATAGGTTTTTCTTTTTCACCTGGTTTTGTAGCAGAAGGTTGAATGCCTAATACATTTTTATCTAATGAACGACCGAATCCTTTTAGTTTATCTGCAATCCAATTGCCAACACCACTTAAAAATTCTCCAATTCTACTTGTGACAGGAGATATAAAATCACCAATAACATTCAGAGTCTTTGCTGCATCTTCTTTAGTAATTAATCCAAACGTTAAAAACTCAATCAGTTTAGATGCTTCCTCTACAAACATTGCACCCCAATCTGTTGAATCAAAAAAATCATTAAAGGCAGTTTTGATTGACTCAATACCTATTGATATGATGCCTTCAACACCACCAAGACTTTCAATGATGCCTAGAATAGCATCTTTGTTTATGAATAATGCCAAAGCAATTGATGCTACAATTGCTATCAGTCCACTAATAATACTATCAAGTGTATTTTTGAAGAAACCACTTTTCTTTTTTTCTTTTTTTCTTTTTGATTTTTCTGTTTTCTTAACTTCTTTATCAACTTCATTAGGTTTAAATAAATTGGCAAGTTTTGAACCTATTGTTGGTGATTTTGCGGGTTTTATACCTTCAAGTTTTGCAAACTGACTAAAACCTTTATTAATAAGTTTTAGTTCTTTACTCATCCTACGGAAAAGAAGGGTGTTCTTGGCAAATATTTTGAGTGATGCAATTCCTTCTAATGAAGGACTTTTTTCATTTTTTTTCTTTTTGAATAGATTACCAAAAAATGATTTTTCTTGCTTATCATCTTCTTTTTTTTCGTCTTGTTTTATTTGATCTTTATTGGACATTATGTTGTCCTTGCTAATAATGTGTCGTTGCCATTAGTTTTTTTATCTACGGCAGCAACTTTTGTATCGGTTACTTTGGTATTATTAGTCTGTGCAACGTTTACTGTATTAACATCAGTAGGTTTCATCTGTTCCCGTTGACCTTGTGATACGTCTTTACTTGTACTATCAAGTGCTAAATTTTCATATTTACTTGCTGCCTCTAACTGTCCTCTGTTTGTTGCTGCAAGTTTACTTGTTGTGAATGCTGCTTCAACTTTTGCCATGTCACCACCAAGACCGCCCATGGCAACGTTACCAATTATAACTTTCAAGGCAGTTTTAAAATCGGGCATCTGATTTAATACAGATAGACCTCGTTCTTTACTACCTTGACCAACAGAATTGAGTATATAACCTGCTGCTGCTTTAGATGCGATATCAAAGTCACTCATTATCGAATCTGGATTATTCTCCAGATCGACTCCAATTATCTTACCAATATTTTTGTATACGTTACGACCAGTAATCTGTATAAACCCACGGCCCCTAAACAGGTAACCATCACCAGGTTTGCTATTTGTTGATAGCCCATCATAAACCATTGAGAAGAATGCTTCATCACCTTTTGACCAAATATCTTTTAGTTTTTCTGGCGACACACCATTTGGTTCATTCATCAATTTTGCAACACGACCGCCAGGACCTAACTGAGGAAATTTATTATAAATGTAAGAGATGCCACGATTGTTTAATGTTGCAAGCCATCCTTTTGCACCAATCTCTTTAGACTTTGGATCCAATCCAGATTCTTTTGCTGCTGTTGCCACCAATGCTTGAATTGCATATACATTTCTAATACCTAAAGATGCAACTGCTTCTGCAAATTGTTTTGCTCTACCTCTCATACCTTCTGGAGCAGGAGATGGTTTACTTGGTGGTAATATAGGCCTAGGCGCTGTCGCTTCTTTTCGCATAGCACCTTCTTTTTGTATTGCATCGTTCAATGCTCTTTCAGTCTTACGAAGTTCTTCTTTTTTCTTAATAACTTGCTCTGTCTCTTCAGTTCTTTTGCCGTAAGCATCGATTTCAAGTGCAGAGATTTCATCAATCAATGCATCTCGTTGTGCGATTTTCTGTGCGACTAATTCTTGTGCTTTGTTTAAATTTTCGGCAAGTTTTTCATTTTTCTTTTGCAACTCATCTTGTTCTTTTGCTCTCTTTACAGCATCCTCTGCAATCTTTGCGAAGTCTGCATCAGTCATAGGTTTAGGTTTCAGTGGATTCATATCGGATATTTTCTGAACCAAACCTGAAACTAAATCATCAATTGCTTTTGCGGTATCAGAAATAAAATCACCAATTTTACTAGGAAAACTAATCAGAAAATTAATAGTACCATCAATTACTTTGGCGGCAGTTTCCTTATCGAAAAGACCGAATGTCAGTGAATCTATTAAACCTGAAATGCCTGCTATTAAAGTTTTATACCAATCACCAGTTTCTTGCCACGTATCCCACGCATCGGTCAAACCGTCCCACAACGTCCATATAATTAATACGACCCAACCTAATGGACCAGATGCAACTGCCGCAGTTCGTGCTGCAACTTTTGCTGCCGCTTTACCCACTTTCTTTGCTGCTTGTTTGGCTATTTTAGTTGCTTCTTTTTTTTCTAGTTCTTTTATCTTATTACCAACAATCTTATCAGAAAGTTCTGTGAGATATTTCCAAGCATTCTTTGCATAGTCTTTAACTTTATCAAATAGTTGTTTTGCAAACTTCTTTATATTATCCATTAATGACTTGAATAATTTTTTTACTTTATCTTTAACTTGTGTTGCTAACTTCTTGGCATTTTCTGCTAGTTTTTTTGCGCCCTCTTTAATCTTTTTAAATTTTGCACCTTTAGAACTTTTAGGATCATCTTCTGCGGTTGGAGTTCTGGCAGCAATTTCTTTTCCTTGTTCTACTGCAAATTTCTTTTCTACTTCTTCTTGCTTCAGCAAATGCATATCTTCTTTATCGGCAGACTTTACACCATACAGTCCAACAAGCGTAATTATATTTTGCCGAACAATATTGAGATCGCCCGCCGCTTTTGACAACTCCGAATAATTGAGTGCTGCTTTTTTTAAAGATTTGTGAGCAGGAGTTACTTTTTTAGATGAGTCCTCATTCAGGACTTTCTTCTTGATCGTCAGACCTAAAATATTGGATAACACTTTAGGCCGTCATGTAGTTGTTGATAAAACTTGTATTATAGACACTGGCAATATTTTCAGGCTCTTTACCTTTTGTGCCTGCTTGATTATTTGTTGTGGGTGCATCAATTGTAACACCAGAATCTGCGGCAGAATCCATTCGTTGACCTTCCGCAACTTCAGATGATGCTGATGATAGTGCTGCACCAGAAACTGAAGGAGATGATTCTGATGATGGACTTGGTGACACTGCACCGCCACCACTCATGCCACTTTCACCACCTCCAGAAATACTACCACCACTTGTCGATGGCATTGATGCTGCTGGTGCTGCTGTTGGTGTTGTTACTGGTGTTGCTGCTTTTTGCCCTCTGGCATTTTGAAGAATTTTAGTTGGTTCACCACCAACTGCGGCGACCTCTTGACGAACTGCTTCTTCAGATAACTGTTCACCAGTTTTATCATCAATAAAACCTGTTGGTGAATTCGGATCGACGGTAATACCAAGTTTTGTTTTTAGAAAACCAACAGCACCTTTTTGATCTTTTTCAGCATTCTTAGCACTATAGGGATCTTCTTTCGAAGGTGATGCACCAAGTTTCTCTTCTAGTTTGCCTGCTGCTTCTGGTGATGTGCTTGCCGCTTTATCTTTTTCTTTTTGTTCTTCTTTTGCTTTTCTTGCTTTATCATAAAAGACACCTTCACCACTATCAAGTTTTGCTTGATTTTCTTTTAGGGCTGTTGTTGCACTTGATGTATAACTTTCGTCTGCGCCACTTGATGGATTTTTTTTGAATGGATACCACGCAGGAGTTCCAGGTATAGTAACATCATCTAAAACATTACCTTTAAATGAACCTAATTGACCAAGGTCTATATTGTATGCTGTTAATTTCTTAAACGGAATTTTGAATGGTGGAGTGCCTGGCCATCCAACATTATTTTTTATCGAAGTGACTACATCATCAAAGAATTGGGTAACACTTAACATCAAAGGATTCAAATACGTTAGTGCTGTATCCATTCCTTTACGCAGATCATTCTCGTTGAATAAACCAAACGTGATGAATTGTAAAAAGCCACCAAGAGCGGATATGAGCGTATCGGTAATACTACCAGTTTCCTTAAACGTGTTGATTGCATCCATGATCCCGTTGATTAAACCACCAATGATCATAGCAGGTAAAAATATTTTGCTTAGAATAGCAAAGATAGAACCGCCACTAAACAACGCACCAAATGCACCAACAATTCCCATGAACAAACCTTTCAGTAAGTTCACGGGATTAAGCATATCCATTAAACCAGATAGAAGTCCACCACCCCCACCACCTTCTTTCTTTTCTTCTTTTGGTTCTTTTTTATCTTTCTTTTCTTTTTCTGGTGTATTTTTCTTTCGTTCTTCCTCTAGTTTTGCTTCACGTAAATCTTCAGTCTGAAAGAATTTATCTGCTTTACCTTCTGCTTTTACTTTGCTCTCTTTACCTTTTAGATTAACCAGTTTAGAAATATTCTGGCGGAGCACATTCATATCACGTGCCATACCAGGTAGAACAATAGAGTTCTTAGCAATTACATTCAGAAAAGGTAAAACATCTGCACTTATTCCACCAGCAGATTCGACTTGAGCACCTTCTGCGCCTTCTTTTGTTGGAGAAGTTTTCTCTTTCTTTTTACCTCCAAATAATGACATGAATGAAAAACCTGAGTCCTTATTGCCAACAGACTCTTTCATTTTATCAAAATTTTTATAACCTAGACTTTTGGCTAGTTCTTCTAAATTCTTTTTTGCCATTACTTTCTACTTTGTTTTTGTTGATTGATACGTTCTTTTTCCTCTTCAAGGTATTTTACTAATAACGAAATGTAAATGCTTCTTTCCCAAGGTATCATATTTTCAAGTTCAGACAAACTGTATTTGTGATGTTGCATCATCGCAAAGTTTGTCTGATAGTAATTACCTAGTGATTCATGACGAAATATTAAACGAAAAAATTTTGTAGACCTTTAATCTCAATGTCTTCCTCATATCCACACTTGCCGCATTTGAAGTGAACATCTTTTTTAATTTCAGGCATTGTATCAAAGAACTTTTTAATTTTTTCCAGGTCTTTCTGTTGCATAGAATCGATGAACTCCATCAACTCTTCTTTTGGTGTATCTTTAGCGTAGTATACTTGTTCATCATCATAAAGATAATCAATACAATCAATCAGTACATTTACCAGAATTTGATTCTCGTCCATGTTCTCATAGTTTTGAATCATCTCAAATGTTGGATACTTCAAACAGATACCAACCTTTTCACTTAACATAAACTTGGTTTCATGATCGTCATGTTTTGTTGGTTCGATTTCCAACAGGTTCAAACTAAAGTCTACTGAACCAGCACACTTCTTTGTCTCACCTTTATCATCGGTAATATCATTGTTGCATTTGTATTTGAGTTCGACAACTTCTTCTACTGACCGAGCACGAAGATTCATGAATAAAAATTCAAGGTCAAATGTGGGTAAATTGTCAATATCAATTTCATCAATTACACAATTCTTTAATACTTGACGAATGGTATTAATTGTCTCTTTTGGATCTTCCGACTCTGCGGCCATTAGAAACAACTTTTGTTCTTTTACTAGAAATGGACGAATACGAACATCTTGTCCATTAGAAATGAGTTTGATAGTATAAATTGGTACATCAAGTTTTGGTAACATAATTTCCTCTCAATTAGAATGATAATAACCTTGTTGCTGCTGTGCCACCCAAAGAAGCAAGTGTTTGTCCAATATCATATTTACCTTCAAAGATAGAACGATATTTCTGATAACTGAATTGAACTGATAAACGGTGAAATGCATCATCACCCCAACTTAATGCTTGAGGTGAAATACCAGTTGGGAATGCATCAATCAAATCCACTGCATAAATTTGACGAACTATATCGTCATATTGTATGACACGAATATCAGTCAAGTATCTTGACACTTGACTTTTTGGAAAACGTGGATTGTTCGTATCTGGAGGAATAATTGCATCCATCCAACGTTCAAACAACTTACGCTCATAGAAGTCATTTGTACAGATAAATGTTAATGTTGTTTCTGAATACTGCATACGATATGGCACTTTAAATGATGGACCATATATTTTTACATCAGCTGTTTCTAATGTTCGGCCTGGCAACTCTGCTGCTTCACATTGAAGAGCAAGATACCTAGATACCGATGGATTAGATGATTTCATTCCATCAGATCCACTGCCCATAGCATTATTGATGGCATCAGATACATCGGTAAAAACTGAATTTGGAAAGTTTAATACTTTTTCCAAAAACGAATTGCCTATTGACTGACCAATATACGGTGGAATAGGTAATATAACTTCAAACCTATTTGACCTAGCGGGACCGCCTTTGCC